CAGCACTATAATCCTTCTTTGTTCCAGCAGCATTCTCAAGATAATAGGATGTGAATCCCTCGTTTGTGAAGCCTCTCACTAGGTTACTCTTGGAAAGCAAGAGTGCCGCAGCAACTAATAAAATTAGGCCTCCAAGAAACATTGCCTGCTTCATTCTTCTATCACTGTATATCTTTTTTTCAAGAGTCACTATGTTTAATCGCGTCTTCCCGGACATAGCTTTCAGATAAATTTGCAAGACCCACCTCAGTAAAATCCCGCACAACCAATTCCTTGTTTGATAAATATATCTGAAAGATACCCGAATCTGTTATAAGTTGCATTCCATCCCACATCCAAGAATCAGATTCTTCCTTAGGATGTGATACTTTGTTCCTAGAGTCCTGTATCCAAACTCCATCGGTTATCCTTTCACCCTTATCTCCTATACCACCGTAGACTCTACGATTACAGATACCAAGAACCTTTGTCCATCCTACAGAGTCATAAATCCAATCGCCCTTTTTAATTGACATAAGCGGGACTGCTCCACACATATATTTCTTAACGCGAATTGACTTATCAAGACAGGGGGCATTAATGGGTATCTTAGCCTTGACATCGCTAGAATGTAACATATCTCTCACAATGGAATCCCAGTATTTCGCATAAGGTGCCGTATTAGGTAATTCCTCCCAATCGGCAAACCGAATGAGGCCTTTAATGCCCTTCACTGGAATCTCCCTATTTGATGTTATTAGTGACCAAAGAGTTGAGAGTTTAGTCGATGTTTGAACGGCATCAGGATGATCCTTGACTGATACGAATTTCCCATCGTTAGCTGACCATACACGATGGCCACCACTCACTTTAACACCGTCTAAATTGTAAATCATTTCTGAGAGTCCAGGAAGTTCAATGACGGCTTCTACAACGGATCCATTTGCAAGATGTTGCCCAAGTGCCAAATCCTTTATGAACAATTCACCGAGTCCTGCCGTTAAGATCTTAGTGTCTTCAGAAAAGCAAAACACCTCACCCATACCTCCCGTACGACCTGGAAAAGCTGATTCAATTCCAGCAGTAGCCATGAAAACGAAGACCATGACTGGTAAAAGCGGTAAGAAAAATATGACTGCTAATGCCAACATAATATAAAGGACAATCATGATAATCTTAATTGCTAAGTCGATACCGTTCAAGAATGCTGCCTGTAGAGAGATTGCAGAATATAGTGATGCAACAGCAACTCCTGCAGCTTTCTTCATCGCCATGTATAATTGTTGAAAGACACGGGATGCTAGAGTACCGATCTGTTTGAATTTATTCCAGAATTTAGCCATCATCGTCGAAAACGGTTTGAAAATATCGGCGAGGGATTCTCTTAATGTATTCATTACAGATGTCATAAGTTCTGCAGCACCCATTTGCACCTTCAATGTCTCAAAGAGTTTGGAAAATACTGTATTCATATAATCATTTGTTATTGAACCAATGCAGAAGTTGAAATTGTCTGATGCAAATTCCATAGCAGACCCTTTGTAATCATCAGATTTATACATATAGGCAGATATCATAACATTCAAATCACACCTACGCTCAGACCAGTGTGTTTTAATGTCTTCTGCAGATGATGCACCAAGAAGGAATGCATATCCTATTGTTACAAATATTACTAATCCTATAAAGGGATACACTGCATCCATCTATCGTCTCTTAATGAAAATAAACATTAAAAAGATAGCGCTTAATACTTTATATTATACCGGGTAATATTATTATTTCAGAATTTAACAGGGCGCTTATTAGCAGTTGAGCGCCATTCTGTAAATAAACAAAGACTTATTCATCATGACTATCACTATCATTATCATTTTCTTCATCATTAATATCAAGAAAATTCATTAATGATCTATTTAATATCTTATAAAGAAACTTACTAAATATATCTAGATCCATATAGTTAGATATAATCTTTTTCTTACCTTTTCTACTATCACAATCTTCAATTTGTGTAGATATACCGCTCCATACTCTTGCCATATATTTAAGAGGAAATTTAGATTTTTCAGTCTTCTTTATACATATATCTAAAGATTTTGCAGGGCTTCTTTCTGCGTCACTTTCTACAATATTTTTAAAGATATTATGATATTGTGCATGTTTATTCTGAAATCGTTTGATAAGAATATCATATATTATACTCTTAATAAATTTCCCGTTATTTTTTACAACCTCTGTCCAGTTTAATTTATATAATTCATTTCTATTCATTGATAATACACATGATACAACTAGTTTATTACTAAACCTCTTATGATTTTCTGAACTAGTATTAGATATTAAATATGTATCTAATATGCTATCTATCAGGAATTCATTCTTATTAAGATCATTAAATTGTGGTTTAATATTAATTACATATACTCTTTCTGCATCATATCCTATCATACGATATTCCTTATATAATATAAAGTCCGCATTTTCTGAATCATTCTCACCATTTCCCAAATATACTTTATGAGAATATAGCCAATTTACATTCGGATAAATATTATTAAAATTATTTAGTACATCAGCAATATGAGCAAGTCTATCATAATGGTTAAATAGATATTCTTGAGTTTTCTTTTCACCTTCTGAAAGATTCTTTTTAACTGTAAATATGCTATTACAGCCACAGTGTTCGTGCCCCCTTGAGTTACTAAATACATTGTTGTATATATGAATTGTATTATATAGATTATCAATTGTTATATGTTGCTTCTTACCATTTTCAATACACTCTATCATATAAAAAAGTACAACAGATTCAATTGGGCAAAAATAATCTAACTCCCTTTTACCAACAAAGGCTATTTTTCTTAAAATATTATTCATTATTGTATTAATAATTTTGTAATATCTTCCATAATCGAGATTATCTGTTCTCTCTTGATATTTCATAACTGGTATACACTTTTGAATTTTTTTACCATCAGTCCTCTCTGTATTTTTTACAAGTATCTCTATGTAATCTTTTAATTTTTCTACTTGTTGAATTTTAGATTGGGTCAATTCATATAGGATTGCAGAGAATTGCTTCTTAGTATCAGATTTTGTTCTATATGCATGGTTAAAGTGATGTACCCAGACATTCATCTCAATTGATGCATATCTTATATTATGTTCTGACATATCAATAAGTAATTTATTTTCAGATTGTTCAGGTAATTCAGGAGGCATGTTCACTGATATTAACTTCTCATAAAATGGGTCAAATACAAAATCACATATATCTTTTGATATATCAGAATGTTTTATCATATTAGACATATAGTTAAATTCACTATTTGAAGCTGAAATAATATTAGGAACTCCTGAGTTTAGTATCTTATGATGTATATCATCCCCATTTGCTTCTAATCTAAAGTATAGTTTTTCTTTCTGACGTGTTATAGCAACATGTAAGAGTGAATCATATATAAGATTATTTGAGATCTGGCTAAATAATCTTAATGCACTTTCAGTTACTCCAATTACAAATACAACTGGTCTACCATCACCCTTAGATGAATGTATGGATACCATGCGTGTTGCATGCTTTGAATCATTCATATTAATTGATGTTCCATCCTGAGACTTATGGAATACAGCATACCGAGTATATTCATCTGTGTTAATATATTTCCAGTGTTCATTTATCATTTTAACACTCTTAACATATTCTTCATTTTTCTCCATAATATTTTTCCAAAAGATATTTAGAGCAATTTCTAGAGCATCTATTACTGGATTAGTGTTTGTAAATGGGGTGACTATTAAAAAATCTTCAGGTACACGATTATTATCTTTAACTTCTTTCTCAAATAAATTCATTATCTCATTAATCGCTTCAACAACATTCTCATCTGATATATCTGCATCTGAATATACAGTTTTAGCTTGAAATACAGTTAAGCATTCTTGATTAGCAACTACGTGCTTGTGGGGAGTCATAATTGGTAGATCATATTTTTCAAATGGGATTAGGGCATTAACAAAATCTATTAATACTGGATTGGAAAATCTTCGTACTTCATTCTTAGCAGAACTTTTTATAACCTTCAATCCTGCTAACTCAGCATCGTGTAGATACGTTAGAGCATTCTTTTCATATGATAAACTCTGTAAGCGGTCACCAACTACACATAGATTAGTATCTTTAGATTTAACAATTTGTAGAAATGCTTCGCCATATAGTTCTGTTAGATCCTGTGTTTCATCTATCATTATTAATGTTTCCTTATTAAGAACTGGATTTACATTAGCATATTTCATCACCCCATTACGACTTGTATTAATAGTTCCATCTCTTATTGACTTAACGATACCTCTAAATTTATCTACTTCATTATTAGCAGCACTTGCTAAAGCGTATGTGAAACTATCGACTGTCGCAAATATTGCTTTTACCTCAATATTTGTTAGATTATTCTTATAGTGAACTATGTATTTTTTAGAATCATTACTTTCATTAGGGTTTATAAGCTCAATATTACTTAACTTCTTTTCAGTAACTTGTTCCATAAATTCCTTATACATTACACTTACAGCCGAATGTTGCTTTGTGATAAATACAATGTATTTGTAATTTGAGATAATTGGATCTGAGTCAATAAACTGCATCATGCCATACGTCTTACCACTACCTGCCCCCTGTTGCTTAATATATAAAAAACACTGTGGTGGTTCATTATCTTCCCAGATATTAGTATTTGCTTTTAATGATGAAATAAATTCAGACTTTAATTTTGGTTCATACACATCAATCATATCATTCTTTACACTATTAGGGTTAACTCTATATATAAATCCATTAATATCGTAGTAAACAGCATTAGATAACTTAAAACTATCATATAACCACAGATTATTCTTAAAATGAAGAATTCGCCTTTCATCTCCAAATATTTTAAATTGTATACTATCTTGACCATGAATAATCCACTTTACCTCATGACCATGTTTAGCATAATCATTTATACGCTGCCTTACTTCATCAGATTCCATCTTACTATGTTGAATTTCAATAACATATTTGTGTTCAGGTAATAGGATATCTGCTCTTCGTTCCTTAAATTGCCCAGTTATACGAGGAAATACTTTTTCTGTTACTGGAAAATTACTCTGCCATTCTGCATGCCAGACTGTCATTGGAGATCCACCTACATCACAATCATGCTTATGGCGAAAATGTGGGCGGCGTTTGGTACATCCAATAACACGAATCAATTCATGACCGCAAGGAATACATAGAAATTTTTTATTATCATGGTTACCAGATAGATATTCATTAATATTTATCTGGTTATCATTTAATATTGCATAATTAGATTCGAAGCTTACACTACACTTTCTAGCCATCTAAGTATACTACAGAGAGATACTTTAGGTCAATAGAATACTCAAGATTCCTAAGATTAATCATCATAACTTCACGATTTTTAATCAAATTGTATCTTCCAATTCATAACTCTCTATTAAGTTTCTGTAGCCCACTTCCGTGAAATCTCTTACTACATACTCCTGATTATCAATATAGATTGAGAATGCTCCAGATGTTGTTATAAGCTGCTTCCCCAGCCACTTATCCTTCCGTATTTCGCCTCTTGGATGTATCCAACGCCCATCTAAATTTATCCATAGTCCATCCGTTATACGTGTATCTCCATAGGGTATATAGCCATCGACCTGACGACTGCATAGACCAATCACTTGTGTCCATGACTTGGAATGATGAATCCAATCACCGGTCTTAACTTCGCTTATTGCTACTAGACCGCCTTGATATCTATAGACTAGCGCCTTATCATCAATGCACGGTGGAATAGACGGGACAGAAGGCGTAATTTCATTATTATTCAAGAATTTATTGGCAATTCCGTTCCAGCTAGTAGCAGCCTCTTTAGTTGGCGGGAGTTCCTCCCAGTCGGCAAACCGCATATATCCACCACGACCATAGACCGGTATCTCTCTCGTCGATGTTATAAGTGTCCAAGTATTATCTACTGCATACGATGAGATAGTTGCATCAGGATGATCCTTAACACATATATATTTATTCTCGGCATCTGACCAGACTTTGTGTATTCCACTCACGTATATACCTTTTAATTCATACAGAGGTATATATGAACCAGGACATTCAATGACTGCTTCTACGACTGCTCCCTTGTATAGGATGTCACCAACTTTTATATCTCGTATGCACTGTTCAGTCATATTATCCATGATAATTTTGGTATTCGACTCAAAACAAAACTCGTCGATGAATTTGAAAATAAAGGTATCTCCAAAATTGGCAATACCTGTCTGTGCAGATATACCCATATACATTACAGCGAACATGGTGCCGTATATACGATACATCATGGCCTTCATACGTGAAACAGTCAGCTTGACACGACCCATCAAGGCAGTCATACGGGATTTAAATTCCCCTATAATCTTGATGATTCCACCAGTCAATGTAGCGAGAGTTGCGCGAAAGGAGTTTGCAGATTTCATGAGATTACCTAAAATGCCTGTAAATCCACTCATTCCTGCAGCAAAGGGTGCTGTCGTTCCCTTCGTACTCTCCTGTACTATCTGCTGTATGCAGAATTGGAAATTTTCATTTATATCATGACCAAGAATACCAGCTAACGGCATTATATGGGGCTTACAGCGATATTGATCCCAATTATTTCCAATATCTGAAATATTTGCAGTAAGTTCAATTAATATATATAGGCCAATACTTACTGATATGACAAAAAATGCCAATAAATATGGTACTGCATATTGAGCTGTGGCTTTAATATCAATCGGCGCACTATTTGGTAAAATAGTCGGCTGAGTGGATGTCGTAATTGGACTTGACATCTCTTCTTATTTTGAGATGATAGTAAAATCTAGATTTATAACGCTTTATCCTTATAGCATTTCTTTTACCCAATTTCTGTCAGTTTTGAATACCTTTGATGCTGCAGGTACAGTACGCTTTGATAACTTATATACTGCATCCAATTTATGATATACTCCAATTACTCCGAATTCTTGAATCGCCTTTTTTAATGCGACATGTCTTGATTCAGTATCATTTATATAAGCATATCCATGCTTTTTGAGTTCTCCCTTTTTCAGCGGACCAAAACCTTCGCCGGGACCGAGTTTACCCGGTAATCCTCTATCCTTTACACAAATAGGTTTAACATGAACGGATGATTTTTCTGGAAATATTCTATACTGCCTACCATCTCTACGCTTCACCGTATATCCCCTTTTAATGACGTCCGTATCAAATTTACGGACATATCCCCTACGCTCAATCATACCAGCTGGACATTTTAATTGACGCGATTTGGATTTAGTATTACTTTTATTTCGTTGTCTTAATAAAAGCCTCTTTGTAAAACTTTTGTCAATATTACCCATACTACTTTAGCTCAGATTCTTCTACAAGCGTTTCTAAGTGCTCTGTTCTCTTTACATTTGGATATGTTTCAAACCATAATTTAACCCTGTCTTTTATATCTGTTCTCATATTTATATCATTTATGCACTCAATTAATGAGTCTGGCCAACCACAGCTCTTTAAAAACTCTGTATCCCTATTTGTTATAGATTGCTGTAATTTATTCGATAAATTAATAAGAGTATCAAAGTATTTAGCTATGTCTTCACTATTATTTGTAGGTCCTTTGATATTTTGTTCGTAAATGGCGTTTTTCTGCTTCAAAATCCACTCATCTAATAATCCTAAACAACCTTCGTCAGACATCTATTTTATGTTAAAGAAATCATTATAAGTATCGCACTGATTAGCATCCGGGCTTAATAGGTTTATTTATCTTTTTTAAGCAGATTTATATATTAATTATGATTATTTGCGGTTAGCCTTACGTGTCTTTTTTAAGCTTCTACGTCTATAATTCTTGTGTCTACCACCTAATCCCTGAAAGTGGTCAACAGGTATAGGTACAGATGAACCAGCAGCTGAACCGGGTGGCTGTGAAAAATCTATACTAGATAAATTATCAAAGCGAATAAGATTTTCTTCTTTAGGAGCAACAGGTGCAGGAACTGAAGGAAATCCAATAATCATTCCTTCATGCACTTTTTCTAAGATAGCATTAATCTTTGGCATTATTCGGTCAATATGCTCTTGAGTAAATTTATCTGCTCGTTTAGTTACAGACCCTTGAAATTCCCGTATTATATTTCCAGAGCTATTTTTTGGCAATGATGCTTTCGCTTGTAAATATGATGAGGGACTTATTTTTCTCTTTTCAAGTTCAATAAATGCATTACGCAATTCTTCAATTGCTTTATCAACTGAAGGATTTTCAGTATGTATGATAAATTCTTCTTGTGCAGAGAAACCTGGTCTTATATTTATTTCTTTGTCCTTATACTTAAAGAATTGAGACCCATTTTTCCGTGTAATGGATGATAAACTACGAGGTTTCTTTTCCACCAATATTTTTTTAGCAATTAGCTGCATAGCCTTATCTGCTAAAGATTCAAGATGAATAGGCCTGTCAATATCAAGTATTGCCGTAGGCTGATTCGTATAAACAATACTAGCCACATTCGCATTTATTTCATCTTTATGAACAAGATTTGCTGCAGCTGTTGCTTCCGCTTCAACCGCCTTTTTTACGTTATACTTATTCTTTTCTATTTTCCGCACTTGGTTAAGTGTTAGTAATTCTGACTTAGGAACATGATAGACACTATGAGATATTCCACTTCCAAGTCCTGCTACTCCGGGAACTGGAACATGCTTACCAACCCCTTTTTTTACATAATACTCAACACGTGGATCTTCTAAAGAAAGTTCTGCATAATTTAGAGACATTCTAATTAGACAGTATAAAACCTTTTGACACAAAGTTTAGACCCGTCGTCATTTCAAACCGGCACATTTTAAACTCTACCTAAGTCGCAATCTTTTGCGAAATGAGTTTTAGAGAAACATTTATAACAGCAATTATACTTTTCATCTTGTTCCATATTTTTATATGCTTTATATAACTCTTTAGTGTCATCATCAATCCAGCAATTTAATTTACCTTCATAGAAATTTTCTGGGTTTGTTACTAACTCTAAATATCTAAGTTGTTCGGGATAGAATACTACATTTGTATAACTACCACCCCTTACATTTTCAATACCATATTCCTCCATATATTCAAGTGTTGAAGCATTTTCTTGCCAATAATCTGCCCCTTTATCAGGACCACATGTATCAATTATCTTATGTATTTTAATTGGTTTATATTTAGAAGTCCAAGAACTACCTTTCCCATCTAAATGCTCTTGAAATCGTTCTTTTACCTTTTTATAAGTTTTTCCAATATACCACTTATTTTCTTGAAGTTTAAGAATATATACAGATAAAACCATTATGATAACAATACTTTATTAAATTACCAAGTCAAATTTTAGTGCCGGTTTAAAATATCCGTCGGTCTAAAAGGGTAGAAATGAACCAAGTATAAGTATCGCGCCCAATCCTGCCAAAATAGCGGGTAACGGTTCCAACTTCATTGTATTCATATTAGTAAATCCCTGAACACGACGACATGCCGGTGTATTTACTATCCAAGGCGTTGCACTAGAAAATCCCTCCTTCACTGGTGCATCATATAACATGTCTGCTTTAGCTTGGTCCTGCATAGACTGAATATTTGCGGCTATAGATCCAGTGCTATTAGGATCAGTTTTACCTTTTGGGTTTCCGGAAGACGGTCCGAGCACTGGAACTTTGCTGACCGGTGGATTGAAAGGTGGGTCTTTAAGAAATACCATCTATTTAGTGCGCCGTATTAAATAATTCGTAATATGATTTATATTATAGGAATGGCTGGTCAAGGACTGAATCGGGAGTCAATTAGCGAGCTTATCACAGAAGCTGAGAACAAGCCACTAGAGTTCGATCCAGTAAAACGTAGTGCCTTCATACGTAAGTCCGTGCAGCAGGTCAAGGCCATGCTTGCTGGGGGACACGACCCAGAGACAGTCAAATCAGTATTTCCAGAATTTGCCGAGCAGTTTCCCAATCTGCTTGAGATGCTTCTAAGACCAAGTGGGTTTGATGAAAAATCACTTGCGCTTATGATAAATATGTTGGATAAGATGGGTGCTGGTAAAACAACGCAGCACCAGGCATCAGTTGTCGTCGGTGAGCACCTCATGAACTCCTACGTGAAGCCCCAGCTTGATGCCAATCTGGCTAGACCCGAATAGACTCAACACTATACTTCAATGGAATATGAAAATAGCTACACCAGTTTGCTGATTGAGCGCATATAGCCTTCCATATCTTATAGGGGTTGTCATTCCATGTCTCTTTATTTTTAATTGCATAATCTAGAGCAGCAATTTGCTGGTCTAGATATTCTTTCTTAAGATTCTCAATATCATTTTCAATATGTTTAGGAATAATATTAAATATAGATTCAACATATGTGTCCTCAGTAAATCTATCTCGTAATTCAGTGAGTGTTCTTAAAATCCATGCAGGGACTACACGACACCCCTTACCCAAGAAATATTTCTCTGCGTTGCACGGGCGACTCAAGGCCGGCTTATAAAGGGTCCAACTATCAAAGCAATATGCCAGCATCGCAATCAAATCCGTCGTGCATTTGAGTTCAGTATCAAAGAGTTTAAGAACAAAATCACCACCCATATTCATTGTTTGTAGGCCAATTAGCGATGATGACACGAGAAGAGGAAATACATGTTCTTCCTGCCTACTATAATGCTCGCTGAAATCGAACCCTCCGTCTGCAGTGAATATACTACATTTACTCTGTGTTTGCTTTAGAAAGGCTGCCTGATTTTCAGGGACTAGAATATTACCAGTTTCATCTGCACCGTATTCGATATGGACCATTGGTGATTTACTCAAGAAATTGTGCGCACGTCGCCATCCTGGAATATTCGCCTTCGTCGGCTTCAAGGTCATTGCATATGCGTGATCAACGGTCACTGACACTTTTGAACTCTGATTTATTAATGCTTCTATGAATCCTCCAGGCCCTTCACACACATGTGCAGATTGAATATTTGATTTGTGACGTGGGAAAAAATCCAAGATATGTAGAATTTCAACCATTTTAAAAAAAGATCGACTGAGTGGTCGCAAATTAGAGATTGATTGGGGAATTCGTGGGTCCTGTGATTGGGAATATACTAATTCATAGGGGTTTGATGACCGTTTCAAGAATTCCCACTCACCCGAAGCATCTAAGTTTTCAATTACCTGCTTATATGCGTATAGTGTATTATTAATGGGAGTAGATGCATGACCTGTTGATATGGTAACTGACGAACCTTGTATCCAGAGAACCTTATGAGGGTCTCCCCACTTTAACCACTTCACTGTAGCCCAAGGCGGTTTTGTAATTAACCATGACATATATAAATAACGTAGGTCGCCTTAAGGTATGTCAAAAAATTAAATATCATTTGTTATATATTTCTTTCCATCATATATCCACTCACGAGACCTCCTAGACCATTGTACTACTCCATCAAATACGGCATCTGCTGACTGATGCAGAATAAAATGGAATTTAAAATGCTTGATAAAATAGTTTAAACTTTTTATTGACTTATATATAAGTTCTTCAGTATCTATTGCCTTATTTTTACAATTATTGAGATTCCATACTCGTTTCATTGCAGTATAAGAAGCATATCCTATATTATCTGAACAACGCCCTGCATTATTTATTGTATAATATTTATTCGATTCAATCGTATTATATAATTCAAAGGATTTTATTTCTGTATCAAGTCGCAATCGTATAATACAATCATATATATATTTGGGAATTTTATCTAAGATATAATTCATACTGTAAAATAATCTATACCAATTTGGTTTTTTTACATCTTTATCAATTGCAGAATCATCAATATGTGGAATAAAATATGCCTCTATTCCTATTTCATTACAGAACTTCGATAAATCATCATAAAAAGCATTTATATATGTTAGAACTACAAATGTAAATGTATGTTCCATATAATTATTAGAAAAAAATGCAATATTTGTTTGAATATTCTGTTTAATTCTTTCAAAATTTGGTCTACATACTCCAACCATAGTTACACAGACTTTCATTCTCTGTAATTATGATTTATTTGTAGTTTATACCGTGAAGTACTTAATTCCCAGAAGCGAAGCTTCTGGGTGACCAAGTACTCCCTAAGGGTGCCACCAACTAGTGAATTATAATACATAATAGGTCAGACTCGCAAAGCGAGTCTTGACATTAAGAGTTCTTAAATTCGGTACTTGGCGGTACCATGAATATTATGAATCACCATCAATCACGTTAAACTCAATATCAGGCTCCTCCAAATCCACATCCGCTTCTGGCATAACAGTATTCATCCGTAGCCGCACCGTATTACACTTGTCATCCGATGCGACTGCCAACTCCTCAGCAATATCCTCATCATCCAGATCATCAATATCCTCATTGATATCATCAACAATTGGCGGCAACCCCTTCTGCAAGCGCATCAAGGCTGCCTCATCCAATAGCACCTGTGAGAATGTCGTGCCACCACGTATCGGCTGACCCGTCATGATTTTGGAGGATACGCCAGTTACAGGATCCATCTCACCGAACAAGGCAGCGCGTAAGAGGATCTTCTCAGTCTCTTCAAAGGACGCCTTAGCTAGGGGCCCAATGTTGTTCTTATTAATACCATAGCGATCAACTGACATCAAGCGACCATTGCGCGTCATAGTATCAATTAGAAGCCCAAGATGACGGTAATTGACACCTGCATCTGCAAACAGGGAGTCAATCTCTGACAAGAGAACCGCACGACTCGCCTCAATGCCTAGAATATCGAGCACGTCATGCACATTTGTCGTGTAGAGGCGGGTCGGATCAACTGCAGGATGGTTCATCACCTCAATGAAGTTGCTGCCATCCGTATCAATCGTATATTCAGTCATCTTAGTCGGCACACCCTCAACAATCTCAATACGATTTTCAAACTTACTGAACGATGCAGCCTTAATTCCTGGAACGCCTCTGATTGCAACCGTTGTAAGTAAAGTCGACTGGAACTTCTTATAATTCAAATATTCATTTTCGGATTCGTCCAAACGAATACGCATAATTAGCTTCTCAGAATTGAAATCCGTATAGACCATACTCACAGTGCCTGTGAATTTCTCATTGAGGACATAGGCAACATCATCCATCGTAATATTACGATTAAACATCGCCTCCTTATTAAATTCTAGACGCAACATCCACTGGCTAAACTTCTTGTCTGCCGTTCCACCAGCCGCATCAGTTGCTCCTACAGTCTCACCCTCATTTAACATGCGCTGTTCAAATAGACTATAGAATGCCAAAAGCTCCTTGTCACCTTCTAGAACTGTATCGTCATCTTTGGGATCGTAATAGAGCCCAAGTGTGGTCACAATATCACGCAACATCGTCAGCTCCAAATCCTGCGCAACCTCACGCGCCTTCTCCTTGCTCTCACGATACTCAGGCTTCAAGAAGATGCTGAGTGACGTTGCCTTCGGTGACTTGGTCACCTTGAACACCTCCTTCAAACGAGGAACACCTCTCGTCATACCTGACTTGGCAGCTACACCTGCCAAGTGGAAGGTGTTGAGCGTCATCTGCGTTGCAGGCTCACCAATTGACTGAGCCGCGATAATTCCGACCTGCTCACCAGGCTGTGCCCAAGATGCCCAGTTCTTCAAGAGAATCTGTTCCATGAGTGTATTGAATGCAAGCTGTGTCATGCGATGCTTGACAATTGAGCTGTGAGGGCCCAAATGGTAGCGCAACATTGCGCCCCATAGTCTGTGAAACGGTAGAGTGCGTGCATGTAAATCCTTGAGACGCTCAAACACATACTCGGGAGTCAAATCAGTCTTGTCAGTCGCATTCAGATTGAATTTCACTTTCAAATTCATAATCATACGATCCAAATTCATCGGACCCATTAGACCCTTTGAACGACCATTGCGGAATACACCATTCACCAACATGTCTCTGTCTTCCAACACCTGATCAACAAACGCATTCACGTACTCAAGATTCTCATTGCGAGGCACAGATAAAATCTCGTCCCACTTGATACCCTGTAAGCCAATCACTTTACGAATCTCATCGTCATTCATCGTGTGAATAGGGAGACCCTGTGTCTCAACCTTCGTCGAACTAATACCGTCCTCACCATAATGGAACTGGACAATGCAGCCTCGTGCATCACGAACCGTGCCATCGTGCTGCGTAACTAAGTCCTCCATCGCCTTTACCATCTGTCTCTGTAGGTAGCCCGTCTCTGCCGTCTTCACTGCCGTATCAATAAGACCCTCTCTGCCTGACATGGCGTGAAAGAAGAACTCCTGCGGCGTCAGGCCCTTCACGAAACTGTTCTCAACGAACCCACGCGCCTCAGCACCATCATCGAACTTCTTGTAGTGAGGCAAGGTTCTATCAGTGAATCCAAAGGGGATGCGGCGACCCTCAATATTCTGCTGACCAACACACGCCACCATCTGCGATACGTTAATCGTTGATCCCTTTGAACCCGCCTTTAACATACTAATCATGCGATTCTCCTGAGCCAACGCCTTCTGGCCCAGCTTACCTAGCTCCTCAATCGCCTTATTTAGCTTTCCAAACACCTGGCTCTCAAACTCATCCTGGTTCGTCTTACCTGTGCTATTGTCGAATAAGTCCATATGCACCTGGAGAACAATCTCGTCGATCTCTTTTTTGCGCTGCTGAACAATCTCGTTCATCGTTGTGAGCGTCTTGTCATCTGCAACAAGATCCGAGAGACCAACACTGAACCCACTCATAATTAAATACGCCTCAATCGTGCTCTGAACTGAATCAAGCAAGTTGACCGCCGCCATAGCGCCGAAATCATTGTATGTCGTATGAACAACGCCAACACCAGTCTTGTTCAAGACATCGTCATCGACAATACCGCCACCTTGTATCATACCATCGCGAATCTTCACCATATTATCTTCAGTCGGATCGTCATCATAGAACTTATTCTTCAAATCAGCATTAATAGGTGGAAAGAGCATGCTGAGAACCTGCTGACCTGACCAGCGTGGTAGGCCACCCACGATCTCGGGCTCAGGAAGAGCTCCATCAAATCGCTTATTCCACATCATCAAATTCATGTACTCACGACGTGTAAACTTCTCGCCCTGTTTCGTAATACGATGAGACCCTAGCAATGCATCCTGCACTACCTTAATCACCGGCTTCTGGTGTCTCGGCGAAATCATTTGATATGGCACTGCAGCAATGTCCTGGAGCTCCTGAATGGCCTCAGAGCTCTGTGGAATATGGGCATTCATCTCATCACCATCAAAATCAGCATTATACGGTGCCGTGACTGATACATTGAGACGGAATGTATTGTAGGGAAGCACACGAACCTTATGACCCATCATCGACATTCTGTGAAGCGTAGGCTGTCTGTTGAATAGAACCATGTCTCCATCCATGAGATGGCGATTTACGAGGTCGCCATTGTAAAGGACGATTTCCTTCGTATTCACGTGTGCAAGTGAAATCATTCGCCCGTCCTTACGTACGAGCGTCTTTGCACCAGGATATATCGCCGAGCCGTTCTGAACTAGCTTGTAGAGCTTGTCCCGATTGTAGTTCGTCACACGCTCTGGGACAGTCAAGTTCATGGCGATTTTAATTGGGACACCAAGCTCGGCGATTGAAATATTCGGGTCAGGTGTAATAACTGAGCGAGCCGAGAACTCGACACGCTTACCCTGCAAATTGTAGCGAATACGCCCCTCCTTAGAGCCAAGACGCTGCTGAATTGACTTGAGAGGGCGCCCACCACGCTGCGCCGATGGAGCCACACCAGGAATTTGATTGTCAACGAGAGTCGCAATATGGTACTGCAACACATTGGTTAGCTCATCAATATATCCCTTATTCGCCTTAGTCCCATCTGCCTCCATTTTAGCAAGCAACATCTTATTCGTCTTTATAATCTCAAAGAGCTTGTGAGTCAAGTCATCTTCCGAGCGCTGGTTATTCTCCTGTACAACCGATGGGCGGACCTGAGGAGGAGGAATGGCGAGAACTGAGCAAATCATCCAATCAGGGCGGCACCAGCGGGGATTGAAGCCCATGAAGGCAACGTCCTCATCAGTGATTCGGCGAAAGAGTCGCTGCACGTATTCAACCTCTAGCGGCTGCTTCATTGCAGTGTGGCTTACAGTTTTCGAATCAACGGCATCCCATTCAGCCACGATGCGGGCAATTCCCTCGCGCTTGTAGCGGTCAGGCTGTCTGGAACCGCAGCCGTCCTCAGTTTCCTGGCCGCATCTTGAAATATTGCCGACTGCCTCCATCAAATCCTTCCAACGCCCCTCACCCTTCTTTTTCTTGATTTGCGAACGCAACTCCTTATCAACAAGGAGTTTGGAACAACTTATACATACGCAACTTAACACATTTAATATCATTGGCAAGAACTGAATGTAATAGACTGGACGCCCGAGCTTGTAGTGTCCGAAGTGTCCGGGACAGTTGTTATTGGACTGACCACATGAGCGGCACTGCTTACCGTTCTCTAGGACACCCATTCGGGGATCAAAGAGACCAGCAATCTTTGGCTCACTTCCCTCATATGTTGCATTTGATGTGATTTCAACAACCGACCGTCTCTCGATTTCATCGGGACTGAAGATGCTGAATTGAATTCCAAGAATTGGCTCAACTTCAGAATTGCTACTGGCGGCCATCTCTGAATGTATATCTATTCTTTTCTAAGCCGGGAAACAATGTCAATTTTTAAAGGTCGTAATTTAACGCAACTCTTTAGGCCATTTTCTATATTGTATTAGATAGGTTGAGATGATGGATATATCAGATATTACATTAGTGACAATGTCTGGAATTATAGTTGTAGTATCGAGTGCGGTTATTATTGCTGTTAATTATAGGCGGCTACCTTGTTTTAATAGGCAAAGACTGGATGAGGTAGAGGATGTAGTGCATGTTATACAAGATGATGGACCACAACCTGGACCACAGGATTGGGTTATACGTAATAATGTAATAAATGGCGCTAAAAAGGTCTAAACTCTAGACCCAATATAATAGCATGTATGGTTTGCCTGAAATTATTAAACCAGTAAGTGAATTCCATGAAAATGAACCAGAACAAGGTATAGAAAGAATATACCGATACTATAATAAACATTCACATCACGAAACTACCGATAAACAGGAAGTTGATGTATTAAACTCTATAGGATGGGGATACATGTTATTTTTAGATGGTGTTCTACAAAGCACATCTCAAGATGAAATCATATACCATAATGCACTTGTTCATCCATTACTAGATGGTTTAACTGACCGCTCCAAGATTCTAATTCTAGGAGGTGGCGAAGGTGCAACGGCCCGTGAAGTTTTACGATGGAAAAGTGTAAAATCTGTAATAATGGTCGATTACGATAAGCAGCTCGTCGATATCATGAAAAAATATGATGGTGTGTGGGCAAAGGGTGCATTTTATAGTAAACGCCTGACTTGTCACTATGGAGATGCTTGGGAATTTATGCTATCGTCTGGTTTATACAATGGTGTAATTATCGATTTGACGGATCCCAATTTGAATAAGGAAAAATGGTCAATTCTTCTCGAATCAGTCATGAATTCTATAGCGCCTCTCAATGGTGGATTTGTTATGAATGCAGGCCCGTATGTTCCTTGGAAAACATATCAATTGAAGGAGATCAAAGATATGGTTGAAACTATATGTACTGACTATCCTGACTATAAATATTACATTTATACAGCAATTGTTCCAAGCTTTGGAGGAGAATGGGCCTTTATAGCTGTTCTACATAAATCCAAGTTCATGACAGAGCCAGAGTACTTGGATATCATTCCAGAATGGATACGTCGTGGAACACGTGCGCTCCCGAATAGATTAATTGATAGTCATGCCATTACACTTGGATTAACCGATCCAATCAATAAATAGGGTATCTAAAACACATCTCCTTCTCTAGAAATATAGGGATGGTAAGAAAGACCATCTGTCTTAATATGATAGTCAAAAATGAGGCTCATCTTATTGCAGAAACATTGGCACACTTATTGACCTATATGACATTCGATTACTGGGTTATCAGTGACACGGGATCAACAGACGCAACTAGAGAAATTATCAAGGATTTTTTCAAGAGCCGAAATATTCCTGGAGAACTCGTCGAGCATGCATGGCAGGATTTCGGATATAATCGGTCAAAGGCGTTTGAGGCCGCTTATAATAAAACGGATTACGCCTTTGTA